TGACATTTACTATATAAAACATATTAAAATTTTGGCTGATATTCATACACATGGTGGTCTTTCAAGCGTTGACGTGGGAGGCACGGGATGACGAAGACAACGGGCATCTCATCAGCGTCTTCGGCAAGACCGAGGACGGGCGCTCCGTGTGCGTCACCACGGAGTTCACGCCGTACTTTTTCATCAAACTCCCCGACGCTAAGGCCCAAACCGTGCGCGAGGTCTACCACGCGCTGGAGAAAAGGTGTCCTGAGTGTTTAGTGGGCTATGGGTTAAAGAAGGCGAAGGACGTCTGGGGATTTCAAAACAATCAAGAGTTCCCATTCATGCGACTGGACTGCGCCAACTTGGCCAAGCGGCGGTACCTCGCCAACACCCTCAAGTACGGGGTCCAGCTGGCCAGGGGGAACACCAAGCTTCGCGCGTACGAGGCCAACCTCGACCCCGTCCTCCGCATGATGCATCGCACGGGGATTCAGTCCACCGGGTGGTTGGACACCGGTGGCAAGTGCGTGCGCTCCCACCTGGCACACGTGGACATCGACCTGTTCTGCAACGACTGGACCACGCTCACGCCCGTCTTGAGGGATGACATCGCCCCATTCGTCGTCGCGTCCGTGGACATCGAGTGCAACAGCTCCACTGGGAAGTTCCCTGACGCCGACGTCACCGATGACTGCTGCTTTCAGATCGCCCTCACCCTGTGCAAGTTCGGCAGCGACGAACCCTACGAGGAGGTGTGCCTCTGTTACAAGAAGACCGAGGGGGAGAAAGTGCAGAGCTTTGACACCGAGAAGGCGTTGCTCGAAGGGTTTCAGAGGTACTTGCGCAAAGCCGACGTGGACATCATCACCGGGTGGAACATCTTCGGTTTTGACTTGGAGTACATCATGAAACGTGGGTTGGTGTGTAAGTGTGCGCCGGAGTTTTTCGAGATGGGCAAGTTCAAACACACGCCGTGTGAGATGCTCTACAAGAAGTTGTCCTCGAGCGCCCTCGGGGACAACGAGCTGAAACTCCTCCCCATGAGTGGGAGGTTCATCTTCGACCTGTTCCACGAGGTGAAAAAAGGGTACAAGTTGGACAGCTACAAGTTGAACAGCGTGGCCCAGCTGTACTTGGGGGACCAGAAGTTAGACATGCCACCACGGGAGATTTTTAGGAGGTTTCAGGGAGGGGACGCCCACGAGTTGGGTGAGGTGGCCGAGTACTGCATCAAAGACACCCTGCTGCCACACAAGTTGTTGGCGAAGTTGTGCATCCTCGTCAACCTTCTGGAGATGGCGAAAGCCACTTCAGTGCCGCTGTGTTTTCTCGTAGAGAGGGGTCAGCAAATTAAAGTGTTTTCGCAATTGTGTAAGAAGGCGGCGGACCTCGGATTCTTGGTCCCTGTCATCTACCAAGGTGCACTCCCGGAGGAAGGCTACGAAGGGGCCACCGTGCTCGAAGCCCAGTCCGGGGCCTATTACACACCCATCACCGCACTGGATTTTGCCTCGTTGTACCCATCCATCATGATGGCCCACAACCTGTGCTACAGTACTTTGGTCATGGACGAGCGACGCTATGGGAACATCCCGGGGGTGGAGTACGAGACGTTCACCCTGGCCTCTGGCAAGTCTTACAAATTCGCGCAAAACGTGCCGAGTCTGCTGCCGACCATCTTGGCAGAGCTCAAGCAATTTCGTAAACAAGCCAAGAAGGACATGGCCACGGCGACGACGCAGGGGATGAAGGAGGTGTACAATGGGAAGCAGTTGGCCTATAAAATTTCCATGAACTCGTGCTACGGTTTCACGGGGGCCGCGAGGGGGATGCTTCCCTGTGTCGCCATCGCGTCGTCGGTGACGTTCAAGGGGAGGTCCATGATTGAGGAGACAAAGAACTACGTGGAAGCCAACTTCCCAGGGGCAAATGTGAGGTACGGGGACTCCGTGACTCCAGATTCAGCGCTCCTGATTCGACACAATGGTATCGTGAGGACCACCAGAATAGATGCACTCGTGTCAACGTATGCGACCAGGTCTGATGGGAAAGAATTCTCAGATGTGCACGGCATTGAGGTGTGGTCGGACACAGGTTTCACAGAAATCAAACAAGTCATTCGACACAAAACAGATAAGCCTATATACCGAGTCTTGACTCACACGGGGATTGCCGACGTAACCGAAGACCACAGCCTGTTGTCGGTGGATAAACAGGAGATGAAACCAACTGATGTCGCCGTGGGTGTCGAACTTTTGCATCACGATTGTGGACTCGCGTTTGAAGCTGAAATCAAAACTGACATCACGACCGAAGAAGCAAAGGTCATGGGTTTCTTTTTGGGGGATGGTTCGTGCGGACACTACGGCGAAAAGTATACATGGGCTCTGAATAATTCAAACATGTCAATTCTTACCGCGATGCAAGAGGCGTGTCCATTTGAGACGAAAATTTTGGATACACTGAAATCAAGTGGTGTATATAAATTGGTGCCGATTGGGAACATAAAAAATGTGACTTTGCGCTATCGTGCATTGTTTTATAACGCACACAAAGAAAAGGTAGTGCCTCCGTGTATACTCAACGCACCCCTGGACATCGTCAAGGCATTTTGGGATGGGTATTATCTATCTGATGGTGAGAAAGACCAGATCCAAACAATCACACGTTTCGACATGAAGGGTAAAGAAGGTAGCTTGGGTTTATGTTTTATCGCTCGACGTCTTGGTTATAATGTATCACTGAACTGTCGTTCGGACAAAAGAGATATAATGAGACAGACGTGCACTATGGGGTCGCAACGACGTAATCCACTGGCGATTAAAAAAATTGAGCACCTCGGAAACACCTCAGACTACGTCTATGACTTAACAACCGAGTCGCATCATTTCCACGTCGGTCCGGGACACATGATTGTTCACAACACCGATTCCGTCATGGTTGAATTCGACGTCCAAGGACGCACGGGACAGGATGCCATCGACTACAGCTGGACACTCGGTGAGAAGGCGGCAGAGGAGTGCACGCGTCTGTTCAAGAAACCCAATGACTTGGAGCTCGAGAAGGTGTACATGCCTTACATTCTCTACAGTAAGAAACGCTACGCGGCCAAGTTGTGGGAAAAAGGGAAATCTGGAAAGGTGGAGTTCAAGTACATCGATGTGAAGGGCTTGCAACTGGTGCGACGGGACAACACCCCCCACGTTCGAGAGGTGTGCAAGGAATTGTTGGATGTTATCCTTGAATCGTCGGAACCCGAACCACCGCAGGTGTTGGCGAGGCAGAGGGCTCTGGAGTTGCTCACCGGAGACGTGCCCCACCCTAAACTCATCTTGAGTCAATCCCTCTCGGACACCTATAAGGTGAAGGGCACCCCTGTCTCCATCAAGGACATCGACCGAAGTTGGGACATTTCGATGGGACACGTGCAGGTGCACAACAAGATGCGTCAGAGAAAGCCCGGGTCGGAACCCCAAAGTGGGGACCGCGTGCCCTACCTCCTGACCAAGACCGAGGACCTCAAGGCGAGGGCGTTCGAGAAGGCGGAGGACCCGGTGTACGTGGAAGAGCACAACATTCCGGTGGATTACCACTATTACTTCTTAAATAAGTTCTTAAACCCCGTATGCGACCTCTTGGAACCCCTAGTTCCAGAACCCAAAAAAACCATCTTTGGAGAAATAATTGAGAAGAATAAACCCCCAAAGAAGAAAAGGGCACCGGCGAAACAGAAGACGACAATCACGGAATTGTTTAAAAATTTCGAGCTCTCTAAAAACAATGGAGGACATAAGTGAGAAGATTGCGAAAATGATCGACGACGAGGTGGAGCGACGGGTGCGCTCGCAGCTCGACGCCGTGACTTTGGAGTACAATGAAAAGTTGGACGGGTACATCAACCACATCGCGTTGCATCATAACATATCAAAGGACCTGTTGCTTCGCGACGTACCGGCGTTCACGGACCGCACGCGGTGTAAGGGGGTAAAGAGGGATGGGGTGCGGTGCACGCGACGGGGCACGCACCATGGGTACTGCACGATGCATCTCTATCAGAGGGAAAAGCTACAACCCGTCGCCATCGACGTCTCCACGTCGCACATCCACGGCATGGATGTCCTGTACCAAGACAACTGCCCCGCGTGTTTAGAATTAGACCGAAAGAAGCTTATAGATTTGAACAGTATATTATTTAACAATAATGAGTAAATCAGATATTCTGCTATCATCCATCAATACCTTTTACAACGACGAAAAGAATAAAGCTACACTCGTGAACGTATTAAACAAAAAATCTGGAATCTCCCTACGAAACCTCGAGTGGTTCATCACGAACTACGCCAAAAAGAATCACACCTCGTACAAGACGGACGACGGCAAAGTGTTCAGCGTCCACACGGCCTATAAGAGTTCACTGCTCGGGTACAGTAAAAAGTTGTTCGACCCGTTCTGTCGCGCGGAGAAGATTTCGTACGTCATCCCTGGAACAGATGAGGAAATTCAGACGACCGTGGCGCAGTTGAATTTCATCAAGTGGTGCATAAAGAATGACGTCATCTCGTTCGTGAGCGAACACAAAGATGCGCTCATGGCGAATAAGCACGCGACATGAACCCGTTCTCGAATTTGAAGGTCTCGTAGCCGGTGTAATATAGGTGTAAACTGTACGTCTCCGATGTCGGTAAGAGGTCGCACTCTATCGTGGTCTTGTTCGATTCCAACTGACTGAAATCTAAACTCCCCGACGGTTGAACATTCACTGGGTGCATTGAGAATGCATACGAGTAAATGTTTCTAATCGGGCGCGACAGTCTCTTCTCGTAGGGCACGTAGTACTTGAAGTACGTGTGGTCCGAGGACGTGATGTTCGGCAGTTGATTGCCTTGAATGTAGAACCGGGCCTTGTCCATGACCGGGTCGAAAAACGTGTTCAACTGGTCGAAGTTCACGTTGGAGCTGAAATTGAATCTATTGTGTATGTAAAAGTTTCCTTCCTCGGTTTCGCCCGCCTCCTTGACCACGAGAGGGTTCTCGAACTTCGTGTTCCTGAAGAACCAGTGCAACGTTTTCACCGGGATGTTCGGTACGAGTTGGTTCTTGATGGTTGTGGACGACGGGTCCGTGGTCGCGACCGGGTGTTTCTTCACCACGTCCGTGACCCATAGGCCCCTGTGGTTCATGGTGTACAGGCGTTCATCGGGGGAGGTGGTTATTTCTTCGGTCACGATGTCGAACTCCGAGAGGGTGAGGGTCTGCGCGGTGTTCGCGAAGAAGGTCTGTGGATTGAATTTAAATTCAAACTCAATCTTCTGGCGATGGCACGCGCACACGGGGAAATACGGTCGATTGGGTTGGTTCGATGCGTACTCGTCCGCGGCGTATTTGCGGGCGAAGAAAAAGTTGAGGGGGACCACCACATCGGACGCGTATTCGGCGAAGTTGTTCGCGCCGTCGGACGTGTCGAAGGCCAGTGAACGGTTGAGCAAGAAACGGTTCGCCACTTTTTCGGACATCTCCGTGTACATCTCGTCGTGAATGATGCCCCAGTCCCCCCAAAACGTCTCCACCTCCATCTCGTCCACGTACATCCGCACGTACTCGAAGATGTGTCTCCCGACCTGGTCGGCGTAGTTCCCACCGACCTCCAATGCGGGCAGGGTCAGGGACACGTACATGTTCGACAGGTAATCGCCCATGTTCGTTCGAGGGTCGTACTGCACCTTGATGGTTTCCCCGAAAGGCCACGTGCTCTGTCGGTTCGAAGGGGCCACGATGTTTCGGTTCCTATGAAACTTGCGAAATTCGGCGTGTTGTTCGGTGTTGTAATTAAAAAAACTTTGCTCTGGGTCCTTTGAAAGCAGGTACGTGTCCTGTTTACCGATGGCGCTGAGTGCGACGTGCGCCGCTTCGCCCATGCTTACTTTACGCGTACAATTTTTTGAGGTCGTTCTGCCACATCTGGGTGTGCGTTATTTTCTTCAAGTCTTCGAGGTCGTTCGCAGCCTGCGCGGCCTCGCGCATCATGGATTCCACCGCTTCTTGCGTGTACTGGTACGTGCGAATGTTCAGGAGGTAGTCGAACTTGCCGTCGATCATGGGAAACGTGTGAAGCATCTCTCGTTCGAGCTCGTCGCGCTTTCGCTTGAAGATGCGAAGTTGGTCGTCCACCACCATCTTCACGAATAGGGCTTTGTGCGTGCACACGCGCGCGCGGCTCTCGTACTCTTGGATGAGGTGTTCTTTGCGTTTCACGTAGTAGTGTTTGCGCACGAGCACGAAATCGGTGAGAATTTCTTCGGGGGTCTCGTAGCGATGGATGCCCTTGACCGGGTGGAACAAGTGCATGTTCGACGTGTGAATGACCTTTCGAAGTTTAAAGTCTTTCACAGGGTCCGCGCCGGCGTACCCGCTCACGATGAAGTGCACGTCCTCGATGGTGCTCTTATTGGTGTATCCACTGATGACTTTTTTATCCACGAGTTCGTCCAGGTACTCTTTGAAATCCTGCGTCCATCGCCCCGGGGGGAGTTCGGTGATGACGCCGTCGTTCCAGATGCCTTCCGCCACCCACGAGGTGCCGTCCCGGGTCATCGTGCCCTTGAACCCTCTGTAGTACGGACGCATGGGCACCACCGCGTCGCCGTCGAGGATGCGTCTGATGTTGGACACGATGTCCGTGGGATTGAACGGGGGCACCGAACAACTGAACCCGGTGCCTATGCCTTCGGTGCCGTTCACGAGCACCATGGGTATGGTCGGGGCGTAAAACTCGGGTTCGATGCGTCGTCCGTCGTCTTCCAGATGCGTGAGCACGGGCTCGTCCAAGGGGTCGAACACGGCGCGCGTCTCCGGGGCCAACTTGGTGAAGATGTACCTCGTCTGCGACGCATCTTTCCCACCCATCAGACGCGTACCGAACTGCCCGCAAGGCACGAGGAGGTTCACGTTGTTCGAGCCCACGTAGTCGTTGGCCAACTTCACGATGGTATCCGCGAGCGACACTTCGCCGTGGTGATAGGCACTCTTATCGGCCACGTACGCCGCGAGTTGGGCCACTTTCATCTCCTCCTTCAAGTTTTTGTGGAAGCACGCGTAGAGCACTTTCCGTTGCGACGGTTTCAAGCCATCCACGACGTGGGCGATGGACCGCTTCAGGTCGGCCATGCTGAAGTTGACCAAGTCTTTGTGCACGAAATCACTGATGGTGATGCGCTCGACCTTGCCGTACTGGATTTCGAGGTCCCTGGAATCTTTCACGGACGTGTCGAGGAGCCAAGTCTTGCGGTCGTCCGCTTTTTTCTTGTCGAACGCCAGGGTCATGGACGCGTCGGTCATGGCGTCCACGTCGAATTTCACCACCAACGCGTCGATGTTTTTGAAATATTCCCTCGCTTCCTGGGACGTGGACGTCCCGAGACCTTTGTAATATTTAATTTTCCATCCATCGTATTGATGCGTCGCGTACCACCCACGGAACGCGTGGTCGGTGTAGAAACTCATCGTCTGTCTGCCTTTGCTGGCTTTGATGATGGGAGTGACCATGCTTTCCACGAAGTTCAGTTTGAGGAGGGACGGCCAAAAGTAATGAAACATGTTCAGAATGAGTCCCTTGATGTGCGAGCCGTCGTTATCGGCGTCGGTCATGATGAGCAAGCGCCCGTACCGAAGGTCTTTGGTGTCGGTGTAGTCCTTCCCCTGTTGCAACCCGAGGATTTTCTTCAACTCCGAGAACTCTTTGTTTTCCGTGAGCGTCTTCACCGAGGCGTCGCGCACGTTCTTGCATTTACCACGAAGGGGGAACACGCCGTAGTAGTCCCTGCCGACCACGGAGAGCCCGGCCACGGCCAACGTCTTCGCCGAATCCCCCTCGGTGACGATGAGCGTGCACCGGTGCGAGTGCGCCGTTCCAGCCTTGTTGGCGTCGTCCAGCTTGGGCACGCCCGAGATTTTTGACTTTTTCGCACCCGCGTCGGTCTTCTTCAACTGTTGCATCTCTTTGTACTTGGACAAGGTGTGGAGTTCGTCTTGAATCCCCGAACGCAGGGCCGCTTTCACGAACGACGCCGGGGGGTCGAAACGGCTTCCGAAGTCGGACACTTTGGACGTGCACTCCGACTTCACTTGCGAGGAGAACGACGGGTTTTCGAGGGTGGCCTTGACGAACACGAAGAAGGTGTTCTTCACCTGTTGAGGTTTCAACTTGAACTTCGTACCCATGGCGGCGACGATTTGCGACGCGACGTGGTCGACGTGGGTGCCACCCTTGGTGGTGCAGATGCCGTTCACGAAGGACACTTGTTCGAACCCATCTTGCGAGGGCGCGATGCACACGGACCAGCGTTCGGAACTGGTGCACACGATGCTGTCCGTCTGCGTGTACATCTTCGCGTACTTGTCGAAGGACGTCTTCGCCAAAGGTTCGCCTTGGAACTTGACTTTACAGTTCGACGACGTCGACA